CCCCACGAAATACTTGGAATCCCTACGGATGACGAGATTGCCGAGATGGATGCAAAAGAACTTGTCGAGCTTTACTCTGCACGGGAGGAAGCTATACGCAACGCAGACAAAGACCCTTTCAGATACGGCTTTAAGCTAGAGCATTGGTTCAAGGCGTGGGAACAGCTAGATAATGTGAACGAAATTCTAGTGCTTGGTGGGAATCGCTGTCTCGCACCAGAGCAAGAGATTTATGATCCAGTGGCAGACTGTTACCGAGCTGTATCTGAAATTGATTCAGAATCATACGTTTATGCGTGGGACGGAGAAAGACAAGTAATAGCACGGGCTGAGAAACCATTTAGAAAAAATAAACAAGCACTATACAAGGTTACTTTATCCAACGGTGAGTTCTTCAATTGTTCTGCAACACATATAGTTTTTACAACTAATGGATGGAAGCAAGTTGGAACTATTGGGGTTGGAGATAGGCTTTATGCCCCATACGCCTCCGACCTTCATCCGTCCATTTCGGAACGCACCCAACAAGAGTTTCTTTTAAGTGCAGCGCGTTACTACTATACAGGTGAAGATTTTCAATGCGGTTATCGTCCTTCACTCCATTTATGTGATGAACAACTTCCTGCCGAGTTAGATAACGTCCAAGGTGTTTCTCCATTACAAGGCGATGTTCTAAAACATACTTCTTTGTTTTATGGGTTGTCGGATGATCGGGTGACCAAATTTGGATATAACCATCCTTGTTCATTAGGCGACCACCTTTCCATTCTGGGTGTCCTGCACCGCTTCTTGGCCCTGTGCGCTGGCATTTTATTCCGTGTTTTTTGCAAACCTTGTAAATCAGTTTTGCATTTATTCTTGGATCTAATTCACGCTTCAGTTGGTCAGCAATCCAAGCCTGAGTTTGACCTTCATCAATCCATTGACGGATTTGAGCTACGGGGTAGTCTATTTGATTGTGTATCGCCATCCACGGATAATATCTATTACCACCAAGTTGTCAAGATTGATTACCTCCGAGAGGATTATGTTTGGGATTTTACCGTTCCACATTACCACAACTACTTTATCGGTGATACAATCCATCACAATAGTGGGAAAACTGCATTTGGTTCTTACAGCGTAGTAAAGGCTGCCATCGAAAACCCTGGCAGTATCATCATGTGCTTTGCCCAGAGTGCCGAGGTTAGCATTAGACAGCAGCAAAGTGCCGTGTATAACTGGCTACCACCTGAGTATCGGGTAAAGCAAACCAGTAGCAACGCTTATATTAGCTACACGCTGAAGAACGGCTTTACCGACAACAGTTTGATTTTGCCGAACAAAAGCCAGATTCTTTTTAAAACGTATTCACAGTATCAGAACAATCCTACCTTCATCGAGGGTGCTGAACTTGGTTCTAAGAGCGCACAGTGGCACAACGTGGGTGCGTGGCTTGACGAATACCTGCTTGGCGATGACCTGATTAACACGATGCGATTCAGGCTTGCTACCCGAAACAGCAAGATGCTTGTGACCTTCACGCCTATTGATGGCTGGACGGAGGTTATTAAGGACTACCTAGACAAAGCAAAGACCATAGCCACTAAGGAAGCAGAGCTATTGAATGGGGAGATTCTGCCCCATATCCAACTAAGCCACAAGCGTAACGCTTCGATCCATTACTTCCATACCAAGGATAACCCGTTTTCTGGCTATGAACGCCTCGCCAGCGACCTTAAAAACGAAAGCAGGGAGAAGATACTGATTCGTGCATACGGCGTTCCTGTGAAGTCTCAGGCGACAAAGTTCCCCAAGTTCAACAAAGAGGTGAACGTCATACCGCAAGACATGATACCAAAAACGGGAATTACGAGGTATCAGATTATCGACCCAGCAGGAAGCAAGAACTGGTTCATGGCTTGGATTGCCGTGGATGGTAGTGGAACATATTACGTTTATCGGGAATGGCCAGACACAACCATTGGCGATTGGGCAGAATGGAAGAACGGAAGGTGGATGCCTGGAGAGGGGGCAAAGGGAATGGGCTACGGGATGCGTGATTACGTGAACCTGATTGCCGACCTTGAGGATAAGGAAGAAATCTATACCCGCATTATTGACCCGCGACTGGGAGCTGCAAAGTATCAGGCACAAGACGGCAGCAGTAGTATCATTGAGGACTTAGCCGAGAACGATATTATCTGCATACCTGCGCCTGGCTTGGACATTGAGGACGGCTTGCAAGCGTTAATCAGCAAGATGAGTTGGGATACGAGCAAGCCAATGGACAGCTTGAACCGTCCTAAGTTCTACGTGAGCGAGGAATGTGGAAACATCATTAGCGCACTTTCGGAATACACGGGCGAGCAGGGTTTGAAGGAGGCATGGAAAGACCCCTTGGATTGCTTGCGTTATGCGGCTATCTATGATATTGACCATGTAGAGGCTGAAGCATTGCAGATTACCCGCCAAGGATCGGGAGGCTATTAAGATTATGAATACAAAGAAACCACGAAAAGAAAAAGCAGTTAAAGCAGTTAAAAGTGTTGAAGCTGAACCAGTAGTAGAAGTTAAGGCTGAACCAGAAGTTTTTGAAGTATATGCCATTGGCGTATGCCCTAATCCAATGTGGCTAAGGGGAATGACTCGTGACACAATGAAGTGTAACATCCAAGTTCCCAAGGCTAGTATGCGTGATGGATTAGTTGGCAAATGGATGAAAGCGACAAGGATTGACGGAGTGGAAGAAAACCATTACAAGTTCCTTGCATGAGCGATCAATTATCAGACCAAGACGTAGCGATGATCTACGTTCAGAACGAACCGAATATCGGCGGACTCCAAAATGCTTATGATAAAGCTGTATTGGATCAAGAGGAATATATCGAATCGTGTGAACGAGCCTACAATGATCGCCGTAATATGTGGCCTGGCAAGACCAGCGATATGCGGAAGAAAGGGGCTAACGCTTTCCCTTGGGATGGTGCTTCCGATATGGAGGTTAATACGATTGGTGAAAGAATTGATACCTATGTTGCGTTGCTTACCCAAGCACTTGACCGTAGCCACATCAAAGCGTTCCCAACGAACCATACTTCGATGTCTAAGGCTTCGGTTGTTTCGATGTTCTTGAAGTGGATGCGTAAAAGCTATATCCCAGACTTTAAGAAGCAGATGGAACTGGGTGCTAACCACCTTCTTGAGAAGGGCATTATGGTTTCATACGTTGGTTGGAAGCGTGAGAAACGCACGTTTAAACAAGTAGTTACTTTGCAAGAGATTGAAGCAGCAATGCCAGAACTTGTGGAGATTCTACTTGGTGACAACATTGCAGAGGCAGAAGCATTTGTTGCAAATGCCTATCCTGACATGAGCAAGAAGCGTGTTAAGAAGGCGGTATCGGAACTACGCATGATGGGCATAACGGAAGTAAGTATTCCGAGGATGAGCGTTGATTGCCCTATTGTTCAAAGCTGTGAGCCTGATGGTGAGGTTATCTTCCCGTCCTACGTTACAGACCCACAACGCGCTCCATACGTATTCTGGCGCACGTTCTACACCCCACAAGAGCTTGAGAAGAAGGTTGCCACAGAGGGATGGGATGCCGAGTGGGTTGACGAAGCTATTGAAAGACTTAAAGGAAGTGATTCACTCGATCACCAGACGGCAAGTGAACGCTCACAACGCCGTGACTTAGGTGATGACCAAGACTTGATTATGGTTGTCTATGCCTATCAGCGTTTGATTGACGAGGAAGATGGCAGCGAAGGTATTTACTGCACCGTGTTCCATCCAGATACCGATGGCTACGCAAAGCACGAACTGCTTAACGGCTACGATGACTACCCGTTTATCGTTACCCGCTTGAACGACAACCAGAAGCGGATGTATGAAACCACTTCTTTTGCTGACATTCTACGTGGCCCACAATGGCAGATCAAGACCGAGCGTGATAGCCGTATCGACAGAACAAGCATGGCTACCTTGCCACCATTGTTTCACCCAGCAGGGCAACCGCCTAAAGAGTGGGGGCCTGGCAGACGCTTGCCTTATCGCCGTTTAGGTGAAATCGCTTACGGGCCTATTCCACAATTCGATCCAGGCAGCGAGCGTATCGAAGCACAAATGATTGCACAAGCTGACAAAGCAGTTGGGCTTGATCTTGAGAACCCGCTTTCGGCACTTCGCCAGCAGTTCGTGGTGAACAAGTTCCTTGACCACGTTAAGGATATTCTTTCACTCGCCTTCAAACTGTTTCAACGCATGGGGCCAGATGAAGTGTTCTTCCAAGTTACAGGTAGCCCTGACCCACAGGTGATGGCTAAAGGTGATGCCGATGACAACTTCTCCATTATCGTATCGTTTGACACCCGCGAGACTGACCCTGAGACGGTAGAGACGCAGATGAAGAACATCGCTACCTTGATGCAGATTGACCGCAACGGACGTATTAACGTGGACAAACTGCTTGAGTTACTGGCTGGACAGATCAATCCATTCATTGCTGATTACGTGTTGCAACCTGCTGAAGAATCACAAGACAAGATGCTTAAAGATGTATCTGATGACTTGTCGAAAATCTACGCAGGTATCGAAATGCCGGCTAGACCGAACGGTGCTGCCTTCGCAATGCAACTTGTCCAAGCCTACACACAACAACCAGACGTAGCACAACGCTTACAAGGTGACGAGGCTTTCGCAGCTCGCCTTCAGAAATACGCCCAACAGTATCAGATGATGCAGATGCAAGCACAGAACGCAGTTACAGGACGGCTTGGAACTAGCGAGGCTAACGTGAGCGGTGTATCAACTCAGAACATGGAAGGGTAACAACAATATGAAGCAAGGACTAAACGCAAATAACAAACCTTATTAAAAGACTAATGATTCCACGCCCTACCCTAGAACAATCGGTTATCGCATTGAGTGACCGCGATGAATACAAAGTAATTCTCCAGTATATCCGTGATGAGCGTGAACGCTTTTTCGGTGATATGCGGCAAGCGGCAACGTCTGATGATGTAATGAAGATCGCTGGTTCTATTGCTACCGCAGATGAATTGCTGGGTATGCTTGACTTGAATAGGCAATGATGTATCTTTTCTTTGCAAATAGTTAGTGTCTTTTCTGTTTGTGGTTTGGGCAGAGGGGTTGATCGGTTTCCAACTGGTCAGCCCCTTTGTTTTGTCTATTCATAAAACGATTGTTTTACATTAGTGTTTCACTAATCATTAGCTCTTGACTAATCATTAGTAATCTGCTTATGTTTCTGCATCGCCACCGCCAAGGCGCAAACTGGTGTAAAAAAACATGAAAGCAAACCAAGACTCTACCGCTGGGGAGGATAATTCCAGTGTATCAGACAACCTTAGTTCAGATGCCCTAATTAGGCAGCTTACCGAGGGTAACATACAAGAAGTAGAAGCCGATACTGAAACGGAAGAAGTTTCTGAGGAAGAACCAGAGCAAGAGCTTGAAGAAGCTAGTGAGATGGAAGAAGCCGAAGAATCAACCGAAGATGATGAAGAAGCCGAAACAACTGACGAAATTGACCTGCTTAACCTTGAACCTGAGCAGATCCAAGCACTAGCGAAGAAAGGCAAGAGCCGCCTTCTTGAGCGTATCGGGGAACTGACCGCACAGAAGAAAGCATTGCAAGCCCAGCTAGAGCAGAACGGATCGAAGCCCCAGGTAAAAGTTATTCCGAAAGAGCAGAATCCATTTGGAGAACTTAATACCGTTGAAGAAATATCAGCTAAGTATGAAGCCTTTGAGGGGACGCTGGAAACTACGGATAGGTTACTTGAGGAATATGAAGATTACAGCAACGATGACATCATTGAAGTTGGCGATCAACAGTTCACCAAGAAACAAATTAAGCTGGCAAATCGCAATGCTAGGGACGCGATAGCTAAATATCTACCCGCCCAAGCAGCCCACTTGCAGAAGTTGGAAAGCTATAAAACAGCTAACCATCAATGGCAGGAAGCAGCGAAAGCCGAAGTGCCAGAGATCAATGACGAGGAATCTGAAATTGGCAAGGCATATAGTCAACTTGTGAACGACCCATTGGTAAAGCAGCTTAAAGAAAGCCAACCCGAACTTGGGGTTCAAATAGAATACATCCTAGCTCACGCCGCAAGGTCGAAGTTTGGAACTGCAAAGAAAGTAATGCAAGGCGCAGGACAGAAGTTGAAGGTGAAACCACCCGCTTCCCCTGTTGGAGCTGGAGCATCACGGCAAGGGCAGGGACAAACAAGCAAATATGCTGAAGCGATGAAACGGTTCGAGCAAAGTGGTTCTGCTGAAGATTGGATTGCTGCTCAAAAATACAAATAAATTGAAATTCTAAACACCTAAAATTATGGCTATCTCCACTACATATCAACCAACCGTGCCTAGCACGAGTTCCACTGTCGGATCGAATAAAGGAAACCGCGAGGATCTTTCTTCGATGCTTACCATGCTTGAGCCTGAACAAACTCCAATCACTTCTCTTTGCGCTAAAGCAAAAGCAAGTGGTGTTCTTCACGAATGGATTGTTGACGGTCTTGACGCACCTTCCGCCGATGGTATCAACGAAACTTCCGATGTAACCGCTTTCAGCAACAAGTTTGCTAACCGCGCTCGCCTTGGTAACTACACCCAAATCTTCCGCAAGGACTACCTTGTTTCCGACCTGCAAAACGCAGTCGCAAGCGTTGGCCCAACAGACGTTGCACAAGCAAAAGCAAAAGCCCTTCGCGAAATCAAACGCAACATCGAGTTTGCAATCGCTTCCGCAAACGACCGCCAAGCTGAAGATGGTGTAAACCCATACAAGCTCCGTGGACTTGGTGACTGGATTGACTCCGCTGGCCCTTCCGATGTGCCTGCTTCTTATCGCACCCCTGCTGGTTCGATCAAGGCTGCAACGCTCACTGAAGCTACCCTTAACGACCTTCTTGGCAGCGTCTTTGCCGAGACTGGTGAGATGGGTAACTTGACGATGGTTGCCAACGTAGCACTCCGCAAAGTTATCGCTAACTTCACCCGTGCTGAAGGTACTACCACCGCTACTTCATATAACGTCAACGAGGATGCAACTTCCCGTAAGATCACCCTTAGCGTATCGCTTTTCGATACCGACTTCGGTGTTATCAAACTGGTCAACGGCAACCCTGCTTGTATGCCAACAGCTACCACCAACATTGGTTATGTCCTTGATCCTAAGTATCTTGGCATTGGCACGCTGCTTCCACTTGAATCTGTTGCTCTTGAGAACCAAGGCGCAGGTGAGCGTGGCTTCGTTAAAACTGCACTTACGCTTGTTTGCAAATCCCCACAAGCACACGGTAAAATCGCATACTAATTAAACCAATAAGAAATAAGAAATAATACTATGAGTGCATATAAACTTGTTAATAACGAATCAGCCCTTCGCACCTATGTGTATGTTGCTGACTTCGCAGAAATCGCAGCAAACGCAACCAGCTCAAACCAAGTAACTATCGGGGTTATCCCTGCTGGTGGTGCTGTGGCATTTGCCTATGCTTATGAAGAAGTAGCCCTTGCTGGTGCTTCGGACATCACGCTGGACGTTGGCACAACTGCTGGCGACCCAGATGAGTTCATTGACGCATGGGATGCCGATGGTGGCACTCCTGTTTGCAACAGTGGTGACATTTGCGTCCAAAGCGCAGGAACTACCACCTACCTTGCCGGCTGGAAACCAGTTGGCATCGCTTCTTCCGCAACGCCTATCTTGGCTGAGTGGAACGGCACGGTTGCCAGTTTGACCGCTGGTAAAGTGGTTGTTGTTGTGGGCGTGATTGCTCCTGGCGACTTCTAAAAAACTTGGGTGGCGAGAGGTTCTATCCCTCTCGCTGCCTATACTTTTTCTACAAACCATGATCCTTCAACCTAGCGAAGAAGCAATGACACACGCCCTTATCCGTGAGATTATTACGGGTGAGCAACTGAAGAAAGACATCACCAAGCAGCGTGAAATTGAAGCTGCACGAATTGCCAAAGATTACCGTGATAGAGGAAGGCGTAAGGGTGCTAAGATGACTCACCTAGCCGAGATTCCCCAGCGTGAATATCTTCAAATGGCACAAAAATATGGAACCGAATGTTGGAATGACAGAGGCTTTATTAAAGATTTCCAGAGACTTGAGCCGACTATGGCTAGTAACAAAATCTCTACAATGCGTGAGATTTAATCATTAACACAATATGCAAACTAAGAACTATACAACCGATCTTCTGCCGTTAATCAAATCACTTTGTGGGGTTGAGTTTGCAAACCTTGAGCTTCCTAGAATTAAGGCAATGATAAATAGCCGTGCTAAGAGAGCTTACCGTGCTAGTAACTTCTGGCCTAGGTTTTTAGTTGTTGGCGAGGAAAGAGATGTGGTTAATGGCTATGTGCCTTGGACGCAGGCTGGGCTTGATTCCGTAGATACGTTTGTTATTATTCATAGGTCTGCACCATACATTGCTGACAGCGCACAGAACTTTGACTTCTACGTTGATTTCACAGGTGCAAAGATTGTTGATGGTGACTTGAATAGTGCTTCGGCATATGCCACCTACAAGAAGCAAACAACCAGCGTTTATGGTGACGGAACAAATGGAACAACTTCTTCGATTCCTGACGAGTGGTTTGAATACTTGGCGCACGGAACATATTCTGATTGGCTTAGGTCTGAGGGGCAGATGGAGAAATCACAAATTGCTGATGCCGAGGCTATGGATAAGCTGACAGATGAGTTAATCCGTATTGACGAAATGCGTTCTAGTGCATTAGTATCCACCCGTATTCAGACAAACGCAAATATGCAATCACGTTGGAGTTATTAGTATGAGCTATTCATTAGGAAATATATTGGGTCAATATCGTGCTGGAAGAATCGACCCTAGTGCTAAAGCCTATATTACAAGTGTAACTGCCGCAGGTGCTACCGTTTCAGCTACTCAGAAAAACGAAATCAATAAGTTTTACAAAGCAGCTAAATCAACAGGCTACTACACCAGTCTAAAACGACTTTACTTTCCTATCTGGGGAGTAGCTGC